CCCATTTATGCTATATTCTTTATACTATAATAGGAGAAAAAAAATGTATATACTTAAATTTAATTTGAATATGCTAAACCACCCATTCCAGAAAGAATGCGTAGAACGTTATAATTAACAGCATAAACAAATAATGTATAATCTGTTAGATTATAATAACCTGGGGTTGCTATTGCTTTTTCAAAATTTAAATTTAATACAGCAGTATCAATACGAGACATATTTAAAGTTCCAGATGGTTGATGTTCTTCAGGTTTTAAGGCAAAAGAATAAACATTTATACCAGCATTTGATGGTATATTTTCATGATGTTGATAAGGTTGAACTAAATTAAAATATCTTCCTGGTCTTTCATAAAATCGATCATTTCCATTTAATACTAATTTAGCAGTTTTAATAGGATTTGATGGTGGAGTATTTATATCTGGAGTATTTGCATAATTTATATCAGTTTGCATTAAGTTTTCATGTAACTCAGCATTTGTTGTTAACCGTGAAGCAACAACATCAGATTTAGTTGTATAATTAAACCAGTTATTAGCATTTGCATCAGTATCTTTAGCTATAAACCATACTAATTCTTTACATGGATGATTAAAATTAAGTTTAGTTTTAATTTTATCAGATCCAATAGCTTCTTGTCCAGTAAATTGTATTTGTTCAATTAAATATTCATGTGATAATTGAGCAAAACGACGACGTTCATCAGTATCTAAATAAATATAATCAACCCATAATGATGCATTAAAATTATCAGTAGCTACAGCACCACATTTAGTATAATTTTCAAAATTTATATTAACTTTAACTTCATGATATTGGAGAGCTATTAATGGTAAAGCTAAGCCAATATTGCGACAAAACCAGAATTCTAGAGGTATATATAAAGTCTTACCTGCAACGGAAACACCTCCTAAACCACCAACCATTTCATTATAACCATTGCGTTTAGATTTAGGTAAAGATAATTCATTCCAAACATATAGCCAATGAGAATAATGTTTATCTATTTTTTGACCTCCAATTTCAATTTCAACATAATTTAAAAGTCGAAGACCATAATAATTTACATAAGTAGCTGTTCCTGTAGGAACTTTTACTTGTAAATACATGCGATTTATTAAATCTCCATTACGAGAAATTTGGCAAGTTACACGAGAACCATATGTTGGGTTTCCATTAAAAGTTTGTTCAATCGCTTCTAATGCAAAATTTGTATGTCGGCGATATGCAACTTTGAAAAAAGTTATTTGAGGATTGCCAGTTAAATAAACATCCTGAGCACCATAAGCAACAAGTTGAAGAAGACCACCACCCATTTATGCTATATTCTTTATACTATAATAGGAGAAAAAAAATGTATATACTTAAATTTAATTTGAATATGCTAAACCACCCATTCCAGAAAGAATGCGTAGAACGTTATAATTAACAGCATAAATATTAATATTACCAGAAACACTAGCATTAACTTTAACATCTAATATTGCGGTATCAATACGAGACATATTTAAAGTTCCTGATGGTTGATGTTCTTCTGGTTTTAAGGCAAAAGAATAAACATTAATACCTCTATTGAGAGGTATGTTAGTATGATGCTGATAAGGTTGAACTAAATTGAAATAATTACCACTTCGGAAATTAAAACGGTCATTTCCATTTAATTGTAATAAACATGATTCAAATGGATTAACAATAGTTGCTGATACATTATCAATATAAGGTATATAATTGTCTTGTATAAAATTACTAGTAAGTGTATATGTTAATTCACCTCCTAATTCACCTGATAAAGGTACATTACTAGATACTAAGAAATTATTAACACCAAATGTACCACCAGTAAGTGCAGAATTTGGTAAAGTAGCTAAATCAAATATTGGATTAATTGTAGGAAGTGGTAATCCATCAGATGTATAATTATACCATCTACTTGCTAAATTTGTAGTTTTAGCAACCCATATTAATTCTTTACATGGATGATTAAAATTTAATTTAACACGAGCCCCAGAAGAACCTAAAGTTTCTTGACCAGTAAATTGTAATTGTTCAATTAAATATTCATGAGATAATTGAGCAAATTTGCGACGTTCATCAGTATCTAGATATATATAATCAACCCATAAATTAGGATTTTCTAATTTATAAGCAGATACATCGGGAGTAGTATTAGTACCAGGAATATATAAACAATTAGCAGCAGTTTCAAAATCTATTTTAATTTTAACTTCATGATATTGTAGAGCTATTAAAGGAAGAGCTAAACCAATATTACGACAAAACCAGAATTCGAGAGGTATATATAAAGTAGTTATTTTAGTATTACCTATACCAGTACCATATACACCACTATTTAATGCATCACGATCAGCACCAACCATACTATCATAAGCATAACGTTTTCCACGAGGGAGAGATAATTCATTCCATATATATAACCAATCAGAATAATGTTTATCAATTTGTTGTCCACCAATTTCAATAGAAACAGCTTTTAATAATCTTAAACCTAAATAATTAACATATGAAACTGTAGGAGGAGAAGCATTAGTTGCATCTGTACTATTAATTCCAACTTCAAGATAAGTTCGATGTATTAAATCACCATTACGAGATATTTGACAATAAACAGTATTACCATAATTTGGAATACCGCTAAAAGTTTGTGCAATAGCTTCCATAGCAAAATTTGTATGTCGGCGATATACAACTTTGAAAAAAGTTATTTGAGGATTGCCAGTTAAATAAACATCCTGAGCACCATAAGCAACAAGTTGAAGAAGACCACCACCCATTTATGCTATATTCTTTATACTATAATAGGAGAAAAAAATATATTGAATAAGATATATAAAAGCATATCCGCATTTTTTATTATATATGTTTAAAGATAAAACATCTAAAAAGAGATTTCAAAATGTTGATATAACAAGAGATTTATCAACATTAGATGCAATGCATAATAAGATTATTAATAATTATAGTAAAAAAATAATAGATGATAAAAATTATATAGATAAGATAAATAAATTAGAAATAAATTATAAAAATATTAATGATGAAATTATAAAATATAATTTAGATAATTTGAAAAATGATAATATATATTCAAATTTATGGAACAGTAATATTATAATAAAAGAAGAATTAAAATTATTACAAAATGAAATTAATAATATAAATTATTTTGATGAAATTGAATATTATGAAAATACAAGTTCAATTTTATTTAATTATTATGAAATGTTAGAAAAACAATCATTAACAACAAATTCTTCTTCTAATAATAATAAATATAAAAATAAATCAATATTAGAATCATTTAATATAACATTACCAAAAGAAGAAATTAAAATAGAAGAAGATGATAAAGTAATTGAAAAAAGCGATTTAGTTGATCAATATTTATCAATAACTAATAAATATTATATTAAAAAGATTGATAATAATTGTGATAATACCGAAATATGTCATCGTTGTAATATTCCATTAATATGTTTACAACAAGATGCAATAATGATTTGTAATAATTGTGGATATCAAGAATTATTATTAGTTGAACAAAATAGACCAATATTAAAACAAAATACTAAGGATACATCTCATTTTAGTTATAAAAGAATTAATCATTTTAGGGAATGGTGCAATCAAGTTCAAGGAAAAGAAAGCACTGATATACCAAATGATATATTTGAAAAAATATTAAATGAAATTAAAAAAGAAAAAATAATAGATACAAAAAGAATAACATATTCAAAGATGAGAGAAATATTAAAGCGATTAAGAATAAATAAATATTATGAACATATTAATTATATAATCAATAGAATTAATGGAATACCTACTCCCCAATTTTCAACAGAATTAGAGGATAAATTATGTGCAATGTTTAAAGATATTCAAGGACCCTTTTTAAAACATTGTCCAAAAGATCGCAAAAATTTCTTATCATATAGTTATGTTTTATATAAATTTTTTCAAATATTAGGTTTGAATGAATATTTGAAATTTTTTCCACTTTTAAAAAGTAGAGAAAAATTATATGTTCAAGACCAAATATGGAAAAAAATATGTGAAGATTTAAATTACAAAATTATTCCATCTCTTTAAGCACCAAAACCAATAAGGCGGAAACCAGCACCAAGACCAACACCTTGACGAGCACCAGCTGCTATAGATGGTGAAAGTAAATCAAATAGAGAGAATAAACATGCAGCTGTTAAGGCAATCATCCAAACTTCGCTCATTTGAAGTTTTTGTTCTGGTAAAACATAAGCGGCAATAGCTACAACAATCGCTTCAATTGCATATTTTAATATACGTATTAAAGCTTCCCAAATATCAAAACTATATGTTGGTTGTTGATTCATATTATACTATTATAATAATATATTTTTTATTTTGAAATTAAATTATATCTAAAAAAGAAAATGATATAAGAATTTTTATTTATATTATATATATATAAATGGGAGAAAACTTAGTTTCAACAAAAGAACGAGATTATTTAGATGAAGATAAACCTATACGAGGGCAAAATTATTGTCTGGTTTCTTTTTTAAGTCCTGAAAATATCCTTAAAGAAAAAGAAGTTTATTATTTTTCTCGATTTATTGATAAATTTGGAAAAGATATGAAAACACTTTTAGATGGTATTGAAACTAAATATCCCGATTCTTCTGAATTAATTAAAACAATTCGTTCAAATCATGATTATATTTTTAATTCAAAAGATCTCGATGCGCAATATAAATTTTTTAAGGATAGTTATTCACACGAAATTGAAACTGATTTTCATAAAGAAAATGATTTTAAGACTTCTATGAGAGGTATTAAAATTCGCGGTGTTTTTGATACAATGGAAGAAGCTAAATCTCGCAGTGAATTTATTAAAAGACAAGATAATAAATTTGATATTTATATTTGTCAAGTTGGTTGCTGGTGTCCATGGTCTCCAAATCCAAATGATCTAAGTGATCAAGAATATTCTGAAACTCAATTAAATACACTTATGAAACAATATAAGCAAAATATGGATTCAAAAGATGAACTATTTGAACAAAGAAAAGCTGATTTAATGTCTAAGTCTAAAGTTTCAAATATTGCTGATGATCTCGCTGAACAAAAAGATCCATGGATTGCAGCGAAAGAAGGACGCGAAGAAGTAAAAGAGGAAGTAAAAGAGGAAGTAAAAGAGGAAGTAAAAGAGGAAGTAAAAGAAGAAATTGTAAGAACACCAAGTAATTAAAGATAAAATATTTTTATTATTTTTTTGTATTCATTAAATAAAAATGAAATCGATAGCTATTTTTATGTTATTTGTTGGTATTATTTTGATAATAAAAAGTTATTATGAATTTAAATATTCAAATATTGATAAACCCAAAGAAATAATTAAATATATTCCTATTAGTCAATATGAGGAAACATTAACTGATAGTGAAAAATTAGCAGAATTTTATAAAGGTATGTTTGAATTAACACAACCTAATATATATGACGCGAAAAAAATATAATCATCTCTCTTTTTTTCTTTTATTAGTGTAATATGGCAAAATTATCAATAATAGATATTGGACATTTATTAATAGATAATATAATTAATATTAAAAATGATAATAATAAAATTAAATTATTATCAGTATTAAAAAATTATAATAAAGATATTTTAGATAAAAAGGAGGATATAATTAAAAGAAGTAATATGTATATAACTAAATATGATATGCCTCGAAAAAATAATAAAAATAATTATGATAAGTTTTTAAGAGCAAAAGGATTATTATTTAATAAATGGAAACAATCAAAGAAAGTTAAAGATTTATATGAATTAATATCATTACAACAATCAGAATATATTGAAGTACCAGATATTTATACAATTTCTGCAACTAAATAAACATCACTAGTTATATTAATGAAATATAATGCAATATTATTTATAAAACTAATTACAAATGCAAACATTCCTAATATTCGTAATAAAATCTTCCATAATTCCATTGTAATATAATAAGGGAATGATGATAATATTATAATAATATTTATTAAATTGATAAATAAATCATATATGGGAAGTATATAATATACAAAAAATTTTTTATATGATATTTTAAATATACTACAATATATTCCTATTATAATGTGTGCTAAAAAAAAGAGTGATAAATAAAAAAAAAATTTATTTTTTAACCATTTAAAAATAGAACTCATTTAATATTATTATTTATATAAAATAGAATATAAAATTAAATGGAAGAACAAGTTTTTAAATTTAATTTTTTTGCGTTTATTATTGCATTTGCCATTGGTATATTTTATGTATATATTGCAGCTCCAAAACCTAAGATAATAATTAAATATCCAACACCTTATAATGCAAATAAAATTGTTTATAGAAATGATAATGATATATGTTATAAATATAAAGTAGATGAAGTTAAATGTTCAGATAATGTAATTGATCAACCTATAATATAAAAAAATAAACTTTAATTAGAATGATAAATACACGTAATTTGATTGATCGTTTATTTTATACTAATATTGGGCAAATTATGATTAGCGCTTTATTTGGTATATCATTAGCATTGGTTTTTAATAGAGTATGTAAAGAAAATTGCACAATTTATTTTGCACCTAATTATGATGAAATTAATAATAAAATATTTAAATTAGAAGAAACATGTTATAAATATTCAACTGTAAATGTTCCATGTAATAATAAAGCATTAGAACCATATAATGGTTATATAAATCCATCAAATCAATTAAATGAAAAGGGATTAATTGATAAATTATTTGCGTAATTTTTAATATTATATATTTAAATCATATTAATATAATAATGCAGAACCAATCACAAAATAACATGATAACTTCAATTGATAAGATACCATTAAAAACAGCAGGTGGAAATATTACTGATGATATGGCTGACGATCCAATTGTAAAAGATGTTCTAAATGAATTTGAAAAAGAATTATCTTTAAATGAACAACCTAATAAAAATAATTATCATATTAATAATAATATGCAACATCCACATTTTCAACCGCAACAACCGCATCCACAACCGCAACTGCAACAACCGCAACTGCAACAACCGCAACAACCGCAACAACAGCAAAAACAATCTCAAATAAATTATATTGATAATATTTTAATAAATAAAACATTTATTATATGTATTATAGTAGCTATAATAATTAATCCATATATTTATAATACAATTATAAGTAAAATACCAGATAATATATCAGTAATATTAGAAAATTATAATTATATAATAAAAATAATATTAATATTTATAATATTATATGCTTTAATGTTTTATAAATTATTATAATTAGTGAAATTATTATCAAAAGCAGCATAATGTTTATTATCAGAATTTAGTCCTTGTATTCCATAATAATTATCATCCGTTTTTATTTCTGTTTTATAATTATCATCATTATAAATATTCGTTTGAGCTGCTTTTAATAATTCATTTGATATATAAGGAATTAAAGAACAATTATCATTTTTACTTTCTTTAACATAATGATCAGGAATTTCAGGATGGTTTGAATAAGATTTTGGTTTAACATCGCCTTTAAAGAAATTAAAGAAAGATGTTAAAGGGTCGTTTGAATTATTTTTATTTTCATTTAGAGATATAAATGCAGGTTCTGATGTAAAAGGTGAAATTATTGAAGACAATGAAGATAAAGGAGAATTTTCATTAGAAACGTGATTTGTAGTAGTTGGCATTAATTTTTTTTGATAATATTTAAAATAAATAATTAAAAATATTAATCCAAATAAAAATCCTATTATTTCATCTACAAGTAATATTATTAATAATATTAAAATAGCTATAAATAATTGATTTGTTTTTGTATTTATAATAATAGGTAAATCAAAATCTACAATTATTACAAATATTAATAATAATATTAATAGCGCTCTTATAAAATTTAATATCATCTACTATAAATTATATATAAAAATTAAATATATATTTATTAAATGTTGCAAATAATGACATCTTTAAATAATAGAGGTTATGGAATAACAAAGACACCAGAAAATAAAGATTTAATTAATAAAATTAAAAGTGAATTATTAATTAGTCCGAAATTATTTTCAAATTCTTTTACTTCAAATGTTGCTAAAGAATATCCTATTTATTTAGAAAGTGATAATAAATTATATATTCCAAAATGTTATGGTATTGAAAAGTTTGGTTACCCAATAGATGATAAATTGGGTTTGGGTATTGATTGTCCTTTATTAGATTTTAAAGGTAAATTAAGAGATATTCAACAAGCTCCGATTGATGCATTTATTGATAATGTTATTACAAAAAAAAAATTAGGTGGAATTATTAGTGTTCCATGTGGTTTTGGTAAAACTATTATGGCTATTTATGTAGCGTGTTATTTTAAAAAGAAAACTTTATTCATTTCTCATAAAGATTTTTTAAATGAACAATTCATTAATAGTATTAAATTATTTGTCCCTAATGCGAGAATTGGCAAAATTAAGCAAAGTAAAATTGATATTGAAAATAAAGATATTGTTATTGCTACTTTACAATCATTAGCAATTCGAGAATATGACCCTAAAATTTTTAATGATTTTGGATTAGTTATTATAGATGAATGTCATCATATTGCATCTGAAGTATTTTCAAGAGCATTTAGAAAAATGAATATCCGAATTACATTAGGTTTATCAGCTACTTTAAATAGAAAAGATGGATTAAGAAAAGTTTTTGAATGGTATTTGGGCAAATCAGTTTATAAAATTAAAACAGATATTAATGATTGTGATATGATTGTTAATTTACATAAATATTTTGTTCATGATATTGAATATAGTTATGTTAAAACAATGTATAATGGAACACCAAATATTGTTGCTATGGTTAATAATATTTGTAATTATAAACCACGAACTATTTTTATTATTAATTTATTAAAAGATATTCTAAAAAAAGAACCTGAACGTAAGATTTTAATTTTATCTGAACGAAAAAATCAACTCAAAAATATTGAAGAATTAATTGCAACTGATAATATTGCATCTTATGGTTATTATGTAGGTGGTATGAAAATGGCAGATTTAGATATTTCAGCAACCAAACAAATAATTTTAGCAACTTATCAAATGAGCAGTGAAGGCTTAAATATTCCAACATTAAACACTGTAATTTTAGCTAGTCCAATTAGTGATATTCAACAATCTGTTGGTAGAATTTTGAGAGAAAAAAAAACAGAAAGAAAATATAAACCTTTATGTATTGATATTTTTGATGATTTTTCTTTATTTAAATTTAAAGGTTATAAAAGAATTAAATATTATAAAAATAATGGTTATTTAATTAAAACTTTTATTGATAATGAATTAGTTATTGATTATGGTAATGATAATGATGATAATGATAATGATGATAATGATAATGATGATGATAATGAAAATAATGATAAAAAAAAGAAATGTGTATTTATTAATGATGATGATTAAAAAAATCCAAAAATAAATATTTCTGGATTATATATGATTATTTTTATCTAACTAAAATGGCGATTTTTTAATCTTCATTTTTGCCATGAATTCATTCGCAAATACATCATATTCATTTTCAACTTTAGCGTCTTCCATGATATAATCATCCGGATCCTGTTCATAAATTGATAGATATGACGTTTTTGTTATAATCTCTTCATCCTCATAAACCTGTGATCCGATAATGTACATAATTTGAAATGTATAAAATTATATTATATACATTATTATCATTTTTATTAAACTTTACTTTTATTTATATTCATTTATATTTATTCACTTATTGTTTCAATATTAATTATATTAGTTTTAATATCCAAATATTGATATGTAGATTTCCCAAATGCTCTTGAAATACCTGTATCACAATACCAAATTTGATTATCTTTTAATTGAATTTTATCATAAGATGTATGACCTAAAAACATATAAATAACTTCTAATTCCTTAAATAATAATGAAGTTAAATTTTTATCATTTTCTTTTCTATTCCATAATAATCCTGCTGGTCCGATAATTATTGAATTAATAATTTCTTTATCTTCAATATTTATTTTTTCATTTTCTAAATATTTTTGCCATATTTGATTAATATAAAATATATCTTTATTATGTTTCTTTAAAATATTTAAATGTTCAATATCTAATTTTGCATGACAAAATATCAAATCTCCGATTTTAAAAATAAGAGGTCTTTTTGCTAATATTAATGCCAATGAACCTTTCGGTTTAAATAACTTTTGTCTTATATCACTATTACTATTTTCAGAAACATATGAAAAATCACCAATAACATTCATTAATTCATGATTACCTATTAAAGAAATACAATAACCTCCTTTTGCTCTTGCAATTAAATTTAAATAATCAGTGAAATAAATCATTTCATAATCCTTCAAAACTTCCCAATCTTCGGTTGCTGTTCTATTTAAACTATCAATTTGATCTCCTAATTGAACTATTATTGTTTCAGGTGGATCAGCAATCCATTCCAAATCATTATTAATTATATTGGCATTCACTAAAATATTTTTAAATCTTCTTATGTCACCATGAACATCACCAATGACAATTATTCGTTTATGTGAAGACAATTCATTAATATATTCATTATACATTGATTAATATATTTAGAATAATATTTTATTTCTATATAAAATAACTAATTTTTTTTATATATAAAAATAATCATTAATATTAATAATAATGTTATTTTCTAAATATATTAGAATTTTATTAATTATTCCATTATTAACTTCAGCTTTAAATTTCAAATCAGCATTTATATTACCTCAAATTGTAAGAGAATGGCATCCAATTGCCATTGAAAAAAATATTGATAAATCTAAACCTTATGTATATAATATTGGTAAATTGCCAATGGTTTTATGGTATGATAATAATAACAATCCATTATCAACTATTAATATTTGTAAAC